CGAACACCGCCGCTGGACTTGACACTGACCTGCATCAAGAAGCTCGCGATCTGACCGCAGATCTGTAATCGAGTAGTAATCAATTGGCATTGGGGGGAGGTCGTCATGACCTCCCCCCTACCATATATATTGGTCGCCATCGCAGGTCAAAGTTATTAAAACGAGGGACTCAACATGCGCTGGATACCTTTCACAGTACACATCCGAGTCACGCCAGAAACACCTGGCAAGAGATTCGAATATATCAGAAGCATGCAAAAGTGGTCTCATCTACTCTATGAAGAGCTCGTAACCATCACAGATTTGAACCTAGCGGACGCAGGTGGCGGCCAGCATTTCAATACCAGCAATGGCGGAAAGATCGGAAATAGCGGACTCGTCAAAGGTCTAGCCGTAAAGCCGCAAATAGGCGAAACGCCAGCCCAGTTTATGATCACCGGCTTCTACGATAATAGTAGCGCGACAAACCAGCAGCCACATGTAGTAGTCCAGCGCATCAGCGGCGGTGAGACATATCAGGGGCGCGTCGCGAGTGCTGCGGAAAACAAACCAAACAATTGGGTAGACAATGACGTTTACGCTCTAAAGTCAGCCATAGAAACAGCATTGAGTACGAGCTTGCCAGCAAATCTTAATGCCAAAGTTTTTCGAATTGATTATTCCGGCGTCGTTTATGGTGATCGTGGATATCACTTCCCTCTGGTGGTGGTCTAATGGCTATTATCTCACCGGTAGACCTACCTTCTATATTGAAGGTCCGATCGGAGCCGATGAAGAAATATGTCCTCAGCAAGCTAGGTTATCCACATGTGATGGTCGAACTCGCTGAAGACCAGTGGGAAACCATTTACAGAGTGGCTGGTGACTTCATTGCAGGCTACTTTCCGCGTGAACAACGGTTGGCGGTGTTTTACACGAACCCGCTGCAGAGCACTTATCCTCTGCCGGCGGACGCATATTGGGTGCAACAGGTGCAATGGGACCCCGTCACGACTCGCATTGATGACGTTTTTGGTGCTGAGAGCTTTCTATTCAATATCGGCAACATTTCCGGAATTCAGAACATATTAACGGATTATCATTTACTGCAATCTTACAGGAAATTCTCGCAAAAAGTATTAGGCACCGAAGGTCATTGGGAAGTCATAAACGAAGTCGAAGGCACAGGCGACGGCGACTCGCTTTCAGCGAAGGATCAACTAATCAGATTATACCCAACCCCAAAGGGTGCATTTCCTGTGGTTGTGCTATACTTGCCAGTGATTAATCATTTCCGCAGCCCACAGGCCAGACAATTAACTTACGACTTGATGTTGGCAGAAGCGAGAATCGCTCTTGGCAGTGCAAGACGAAAGATTACAGGCTTACCAACACCAGATGGTGGGTCCATCAACTATGACGGTTCAGATTTGGTCAGTGAAGGTGAGGAAGCCAAAAAAGAAATTATCGAAAAGGCCATACAGTTGGGTGAACCAATGGGGTTCTGGTTGTACTAACGTTCGTCCGTCTGTAATGGTTTTATAAGCCGCGCCGAATCGGTTAAGATCATCGCAAATTTAATTTAGTCCCTAGGAGACAAGCCATGGCTAGCCTTGTATACAACAGTATGATGCGCGACGTGGTCGTCGGCAGCGTTGATTTCGATACAGACACTTTTAAGATGATGCTGGTCACCAGCAGCTATTCTGCTTCAAAGTCACACGCGAAGCGAAACGAAGTCACGAACGAAGTCTCTGGCACCGGCTACACAGCTGGCGGCAATGCTTGCAGTGTGACTGTCGCAGCGACAGATAACACCAACAACGATGTTGAGATCAGCTTTTCAGTCACATCTTGGACTAGTGCCACCATCACCGCTAGGGCTGGTGTGATTTATAAATCGAGAGGCGGATTGTCGTCCGCTGACGAATTGGTCGGCTATGTCGACTTTGGTGGTGATGTTACGAGCACTAACGGCACATTTGCTGTTACTATCTCGACGCCACTCAAGTTCGTCAATAACGCTTGATGACGGAATGGCCGATGTCAACGTTAGTCTTCAGTTAGAGGTTAAGCCGGGTAACAAGATTCTTGTGCCCGGCTGCGAACCTACGTCGGCAATGAGTTCTCGCACGTTAAGCGCATATCTTAAGAAAAGTGGCCGATGCAAGAATGCTCTAGTTCCTTTGAATGCAGCACTTGCTGCAATCCCAGGCTCATACGTCAAGTTCGCGAATAATTTTAATCGTGGTGGATATAGGCAGAGATGGTTCGTGCTGCCCAGTGTGACGCCGCAGTGTCCATGCCCACAGCAAATTGATTGGTACGAAGTATTGCGTAGCCTTGCTGTTGACGAAGTGCCTGTCACAGAAGAATTCGATAGGTGCAATGTAATCGGCATGGGATTGTGTCCTTCCCCCGACTTCGTCGATTACACTAAACCGAGTGCGAATTATATTGAAGAAGGATCATTCCCAACAAATGCTGGCGTTCTGCCACCAGCCCCTCCTTGGGGAGCCGCATAATGAACATGTATCCGATCGGAGAGCGTGTCGGGGATGTTCCAGCAAACGTCTTCGACAGCATGATAGAGTCATATCAGAATGACGTTGAGCGGGAAAGCTCGTCGTTGTCCATTTATAATCCAGACAATCCAGAAATAAAGACGGCCAGAGGCCTGGCTGATGAGATGGTCAATGTGAGCGGCGCAGAAGTGAAGGTTTACATCCGCACAGACAACGCCGACTTCGATGCGATTTGGGATGAAGATCCAGACCCAACATACTGGAACATGGTGCCGATGAAGGCATTCTTCAAACCAGACGCAATTCAAGCTGAGCTGAAAGAATGGGGCGTAGAGACTTTAAACAAGACTGACGTTGTGTTCAGCCACCGTCAGGTTTATGAAAAATTCAAAGATCGAATGCTGCGTCCAGGTGACGTTTTGATATTGCCATACAACGCGCTTAACAAGCAATTGTCGCCGTCCACTTATCGAATTGTCAACGCCACGCCATCTGGTAACTTCAAGTATAGCTGGCTGTACTTCACATGTACAGTTGAGTCCATCACGCAAGATATTACTGTCAAGCCGACACAAGACGTGCAGCAAGATGACGAGGAAAGGGGCACGTTCTATGAAAGCCACTGAAAATCTTGCTGAGCAGATCAAGATTGTTGTGATGCTTAAAAGGCGCACAATCATCAACAGTATACACGATGAGATTGAAAAGGCATTTGAAGAATTACCATATGATGATAACAAGAGCACCCAGTGGTCATTGCGCGATGTGGATGATACCAATTTACCACACTCGACGCAGGAGACGATGGCGTATGAGAAGAATTACGATCCTGCTGTAGTGACGCCCCAGGTCGAGTTTGAAGCTGCGAAGGTCGCTTTCGATGAAGTGACAAAAAAAGAGAATGTGATCAAGCGTCTGAAGTAAGGAGGCTGTGATGCCTATTCACAATTTCGACGCAGACTTCACAGTCAGGCCAGAGCCGCTTCCAAATATTCCAGTCGGCTTGCCATCAGATCCTTCTATGTATCAGACTGCCCATAGTGAGGGTGGTCGTGTGTTTATGGACGGATCGGATGCTTCAGCTCGCACCCAATATGTGCAGGAATTTAGTACTTCGGCGTTTAGGGCACTCGATGAATCTGTCAAGCATTATTGGACTGGTATTCGAGTCCCTACAAAGGACAGTTACAGGTTGCTGCGCGTGAAGATTGCCGGCGGTGATAAGAGTATCTTGGTTTGGTCTGATGACCTGCGAGAGGGCCGCGCAAGACTTCCCGTCGCATCGATAAGCCGCACTAGCCACGAGTATATGCCAGAAAAGTACAGTCCGACTTACTTTCCGATGACATATAGACACTTGAACACTGAAAAGTCATTGGCCGCACAAGTGTTTAGACCAGTCCCTTATCTCGTTTCTTACGAGATGACTATTTGGACAGAACGCAAGCGAGACATTGAGCACATCATGTATCAAGTCTTAACGCGATTCAATCCGCTTGTCGAATACAGGATGTTCGATGGCCACCTGCGTGGAAGTGTTTATCTTCGTTATAAAGGCATGTCTGATACTTCAGACAAGGAAGTGAGCCATGACACCCATGCTAACGTAAAGTATGAACTGAATTTTGATGCTGAGGCTTGGTTGCCTTTGCCAGAGCGCATTGTGCCGACAGTGCGTGGTGTCGTTACGTCACTTCGAGAAGTGCCTGGCAATATCATTAGGATGGATAAAATAGATAGCAATGCTGGTAATGACTTCGGGCTCAAACTTGGCAGTCACAGCGTCGTGCCGCTAGAGAAGTTTTTTTGATAAAACATATCCTTGGAGGGATGATATGGCTAATACGATCAAGATTTATAACACCAGCAGCCAGCTAATCAGGCTTCAGTTGCGGCCACCTGGTGGCGAATTCTACTCGACTGAGCAGCAAGTAGGCATTGCACCTGGTCAAGTGGTTTCTCTACCTAAGAGCCACGTGCTGCAAGAACAAGTCGAGAACCTGCAACGTCGTCAGATGTTGAGGGTGTTATACGATAGCGAAAAGTAAGGTCAAATATATCTTAATTCGACGGAGAGACTCACATGGCAGTATATCTCAGCCCCGGTGTTTACCCTCGTGAAATCGACCTAAGCGCGCTGCCGGCAGCCGTTGGGCCTCTCCGTCCCGCCTTTGTGGGGACAGCGAAGAAGGGACCGTTGAATGTTCCAACGCTGATCTCCTCTGCACAACAGGCGATAGACAGTTTTGGTGAACCCTTCTCCGACAGTTATCTGATGTACTCAGTACTCGGTTACCTCGAGGAAGGCAATAACTGCTATGTCACCAGAGTTGGTATCGAGAACCGTGAAGGTCTTGATACTGCTCTGCAGGAAGTTGCAATCGACACGAGTGGTAATCGCGGTGTGGGTTGGGGCCGGATTCCTCTGTTCAGTGGTATCGATTATGGCCGTCTGAATCTGCGAATTCCGTCCACAGATGAGCCTGTCACTTTCCACAGCAGCTCAATCTTCGATATTAATTACAACGACGCCTCAGTAAGTACAACAGACGGCCCGACCACTGCCACGCTCAATGCCACTGGCAGTTACACCGGCGCCATCGATGACAGCTTCTTGATGGTCATTACCAGTGCTCCGGCTGGCAGCGACGCACAGAGCGTTGCCGGTGCTGGATATGCGATTTACCGCAACAGCGATGGTGTGATCACCAATGAAGGTTACCTTGACGACGGCAACGCTGACGGCATCAGCGAATATCTTAGCGTCGGAAACGGCGTAAGCGTCAGGGTCAACGTCTCGTCTGGTGTGCTAGAGGCCAATGACAGTTTTAGCTTCAAAGTGCGTCCAGACAACCGCAGCTTTTCGGTCAGCGTAGAAGGTGGCGTGGCGACCAGCTACACGATGTCTGCCGCGAGCTACACCAGCATCAGCAATCTCGTGAGCGCGATCAATGCGCTCATCGCATCCGAAGACTACGAGTGCGCAGCTTCTTTGGTGAACGTCAATGGTGAGAACGTCTCGACGCCTCAGTTGAAGACGAAGACAGTCGGCGAGCGCATCCAGATCGCCGGAACTGCG